CTCAGATACAAGAGAATTCGAGGTGACGATTGGATGGAATCGTGAAGTGCAGTGGCTTGAGAATAAACACATAGAAGGATATTCTAACTCGGTTAATTTTAATAATGAACCCGTGACAGAATTTACCAACTCGGATCAATATTCGAATGGTGTCCTTTCCGTATATGTGTTGAACTCGCTCACGCAGCCAAATGATGCTGATACAGGAGACAAGTACATTAATGTCTTCGTCAAAGGTGGACCAGATCTAGAAATGGCTGTTTTGACCGATGATATATGGAACATCAAGCCCATGACTGATAAATTAGCTTCTGAATCTGCTTTACTTAAATCGGAAGTTGAAGACTTGTCAACGGATGAATCTTTGAAACCCATCGGAAGCACGAAGGAAATACCTGAATTGACACTAATTCATTTTGGTGAAACTTTTCATTCCATTCGTGATATCTTAAAGAGATACTCGTCGTTTGAGTACCTTTCAGATGGTGGATCAGGACTTACATCCACTTTCTTAGTATGGGAATTAGAGAAATATGATTTTCCTAGACCTGATGCTCGACCAACCAAACTTCGATTGAATACGCTGGTATCTTGGTTTTCATACCCATACGTCGCCTGGCGTGGTGGTATTCGTCACAAAATCCTACATGTTTCTGGAGGATTGGGAACGAGTACAGACCACGGTGACGTTATGTCGGTTACAAGATTAGCAGCGCCTGGTATCGAGACTTCTCAGATTGATGAGGCAAACAACAGAATTGCACGAGCGGTCAATGGTATGGCAATAACTCACACGAAGACACAACCATGTCTTGAATATGAGATGCCATTTTATAGATCTGTTAGATTTGCAAACCCCAGATATACGGGTAAATCAGACTTCAAACATGAAGTTTTGATTGATGGAGCAAATTTTGACACGCTCAACAATTCGACCCGTGTGCTACGTACTTTTGTGGCAGCAGGAGAAGATTTCTCCCTGATCTGGTTGTTGTCGATGCCGATCATGGTCGATACCAATTAGGAGCACTACCGACCTGGATATTGTAATTGTCGTTAAACTATCCCCCTTAGCAGGGTTACAGTTACTGAGTGATGTCAGGGCAGTTAAATCTAGAGTTTTGAATTGTACTAGATTTTGTATTACTGTTGAACGAATTGAATTATCGTTAAATAATTCCCGATTAAGCATCGGATGTATATATTGCTACCTGTTATTACAATTACAGGGGGAGGTGTGGACTAACTAGAATGAAATGTCCATATGTATACCTCGACAAATTCCACAGTCTGAGCTGTGGGCGGGCGGTGAGGCCCGTGCTCGTCCTAGGTGATTGGACGCTAAATGATTAAACAGAGAATTAGGTTTTTATGTTGTTGGCGTCCCTAGGATGCTAGCTACGGAATTTTTCCCTAAGACTCAGATGTTTAAAAGTTTGGTAATTGAGA